TATCCCGAAACACACTCCAGACAATGACCTTATGCTTAGGACAAATGTCCTCTAAAATCCCCTGCAGAGTTTTCTTTCGTGGGTTATCTTTAATTGATAATGTAGCTACAGTACCGTCATCGTTTTCCACTCGTAAATGACCGCTTACAATCTGCTGCATGCGAAGCACCTTGGTGATAACAAGTTCTGCAATAGAAGCTTTTGTCTCTCCCTTATCGGTCTTAAGCATGGCGACAAAATTCTTTCGCATACTCTCATAAAGTCTGCGCTGCTCGGGTGCAAGCTCCGTTTCAATTCGGACCTTCACAAGCGGGGGAAGATCGAGACAATCTTCCCTTTTAGCAAAACACGCCTTTTGGTCTACTAACCTTTTAATTTCCTTCTCTGCGTCGGGGAGCAGAACAAAATCAGGAAAATGTTTGTGCGAGGGCATACCTGCGTTTTTGTCTCTGAAGTATCTTGCACGGAAGGAGAAGTAATTTGTGCCAAACACGGATTTATCCATAACTCTAAACTGAGTGAACAAATCCATGTAGGACTTAAGCACCGGGGAGCCGGAGAGAATATATCTGTGCGAAAAAATATCAGATAACTTTATTGCAACTTTCGTGCGTTTAGCTTTTGGGTCTTTTATGCGGTGAGATTCATCAAACACAACCGCACATTTTCTGCCGTAAAACTTTTTTGTGATCTCCTGCATGAGGTCTTCCATAAGGAGAGCTTCGTAATTTGTAACAAAGATTGTTCCAATATCGGCTTCTCTCACTTGCAGGGTGCGCTCTTTCTGGCTTTTGTTGAGTGCTATGACTCGGGATGCGGGGAGATTAGAAAACTTCTGCCACTCCTGCACCCAGTTATTCACAACAACTGCGGGGCAGAAAATAAGCGTCGGCATGATTTCTCTTTGTTCCACGTAGAACCGTGAGAGGATGGATATGGTGGTGAATGACTTCCCTGTACCGGGGTCAAAGAAAAGGGCTAGACTATCTTGTCCTTTAGAAACCTCTAATGCTCGTGCTTGATGCGCCCACAGTTGCAAAATTCCCCTACCCCGTTTTATTGTGCTAACCTTCTTCTGGCCCAGATTTTCTTTTTGGTCTATGTTTTAGCGTGAGAACTGGCTCAGTTTGTTTTTGGTTCATGCGTCCATCTGGGAGAAAAAAGAATTCTTGCTCTGGATGATAAAATCTCACTCTTAGTTTTGGCGTCGGGCGGTCTGTTTTAAGAGCTACAAACTCTATAACTTCCCCGTTCCATCCAAGCCAATCTACAGTGTCTCCTACATGAAATTCCATGTTACAATTCTCCTAAGTCCTCAAAAATTTCCAAACAGTCTTTGTTTAAAGTAATCGCCATTGAATCTTCAGAATGTCTTAAGACATACATATCTGGGTCTTTGATATGTATAACGAACATATCACCAACTTTGACGGGAACATCAAAACATCTGCCCCAAAACGTCATGGGTATTGCCTCATAGATTTCGCCCGTATCTTTTGTCATAAACACTTTTTTAATCACTGTTTATCCCCCCTTTAGATTATCTCCGCTTCAAATTTGCCGTAGCATTGCTCAACATTTAAAAACTCCCCCGGTAACTCTCCAGAGGATGCAGCGTAACCTATGACTTCATAGGTGACGTCGCCCGATTCTTTTATGTGATCTATTTGTGTGACATGCACGCCGTAGTGGTGCTGCTCTTGAGTAATATTAGTACCCACTCTTGGGTACACATAGTCTGTAGTGCCGTTTAATGTGCGTCTAATCCCGTATCCTAGCATCACGGGATATCCAAGGTCGTTTGTTATTTCCATGCTGAGCACGAGAAGGATTCGTTGGCCCGGGGTTACTGACAAGTTTACTTTATATAGGGGCACAAATGTTTTATAGGTTTTGTCGAGAGGAATTCTATCAACAAGTTCTTCTGGAGTTTCTCCGGGATAGTTTTCTTCGCAGGTTTTTGTGGGGCGAGGAGTTTTGTGAATATATTTTGCGGCGTAAGAGACATCTGCAACGGGGTGCGGGAAGTTTTTGAATTTCGCACAAGCCATGATTAGAATTGCAATTAGCCCTAAGCCTTTTAAGATCATTTTATTTCCTTAAATATAAAACTTTGTTCTTTTGCATTTATTGCAAAACACATCTATCCAGTTTCCAATAATTCTACTCTTATGATAGGTCGTGCGTTTACATGATTTACAATACATAGACTCATTCATCTATCAACCCATTTTCTTTTTTTAAATTCATTTACTTTTTCAGCGTTAGTGCAAGACATTCCTTCAATAACTGCTATTGAACAATCTTTGGCTATTTCGTTTAGCAACTTAGCAATTTCTCTAAGCTCTTCTAGAAGTTTGCTGTTTTCTTCCATAATATCCTCAAGATTGCCAGCATTGACAGAGATTCTCGGCATTGCTTTTAATCGGTCTATCTCCGCCTGCATCTCCATAATAACCTTTGATGCGTTTAAGTTTGACTCATCAAATGCGGCCCGCATCTCGGCTATGGCGGCGTATTCGATAACGTGGATATTCTCTTTACTCCAAACAAAACTTAGCTCGGGCTCTTTTAAATAAACTGAAAATGAACTACTAATTCCGCCGTGATCTTGAATCCAAAACTCCCTATGCTTTGACTCACTCATTCATCCCCCTCAATCTCGCCTCGACTTTTGCGAGGGCTTTGTTCGCGTAATCAACATGATGTGGGTCTGTGTGGCCCCTAAAGTATTCTAGAGCCCGAACCAACTCCACGATGATCTCTTTGTTTGCGTCAAAGCCTGCACAAAAAGCGCTATGTTTCCATGCGTGAGTCGCGGGGGAGTATTGATTTAGGTGTTCTTTAACTTTAGAGTCTCTCGCCTCGTCCAGTAGCTTTTTTATTTCGGTCATTCAATCCCTCTCGTAAGTTAAAATAAAATCTTTACCGCAATGGTTGCATTGCACTTTCATGGGCTGCATCGGATTATCGGTATTGAACGGCGCTTCCATTTCATTTATCAAGCAATGAGGGCACACAACGGTCCAAATTTCTTCCACTTCAAAGTTTGCAGTTAATAATTCTTCGTCACTCATGTTCGCCTTTCGGGGTGGGTTGTCCATACTCTCCATTAATATAAAAACCTTCTTTTAAATCAAAAACCTCATATCTATTTTGTCCACCTTCACGCCAATAAAAATTTTCATCCTCGGATAATTTATTTGCGTATTTTACCGCATCTTCTTTAGTTTCAAAAACGCCGACCACATTAGAGGAAACACCGCACTCAATACAGCCAACATTAAATAGTAAATAACCCATTACTTTTTCCCCTTCGTCGCACTCGCATGCCCCTCAAACTCTTGATACAACTCAAGCGCGCTAACAATTCTCTCTTTGTTCTCGGGAGTTTCAAACTGATGCATAACTGGACCTAGCCGCCATCTGAGTTCTGCACCCATTACGTTCATGCGCTTAGCTTCATCAATAGTAATAACGTTCCATGCGCCACGGATGCCAAGACCTGAATAGGCATCGATCAACCAGTCAGTTGAGACCTGTTCGTACTGCGCCGGGTCCTGCACCACGAACATATCAAACAATCTCGTGCAGGTTTTATTAACCCAACCGGCGTGAGAGATGCTCATCATTAAAATCAATATTAACTGCATAGTCCGTCCTTAAAAGTTTTTTCTATTGGTCGCGCGACGGGCAATATCTTCTGGTTTTGTTTCTCCGCGTCCAATAGCAAGAAGTGCCTCCCTGAGACGAATATTCTCCTTTTCTATCTCGTTATTCTTACGATCTACAATGCGCTCAAGATGTCCCGCTATTTCCTGAAGATATTTTTGTACCTCCCAAAGAAGCTTTAACTTGTCTGAGGCAGTCAAGACAGCAACGAAAATAAAAAACGCACTCAGTGAAACTACTATAAGCATTGTTTCTCCTTGAAAATTATCCACTCATCTCGAGTGGTAAATAACTCGCGATTTAACACAGGCATACTGCAACGGGCTTCTTTAGCGACTTCATGGATGTTTCTACCTAAATCATAAAACAAAGAATTAAGTAAAATCTTGCGCTCTAAAGGAATTGGTTTCCCCCGAGCCCCGATGCGACTAAACGATTTATCTTTCGTATACCTAACTGATCTCACAATATCTCCTCCATCAATCGACTGACAAAATACGCTAACGGCTCATCTAAAGATGCCTTAAGCGACACTCCACGCGCCTCTAAACACATATAAGCCGCATGCACACACTCATGTGCAAGGTCTATACACATGTCTTTTCTATTCTGCTTGAGAACAAAAATGATTATCACATCCTCGCCATTTTCATTTATATGAATTGTAAGCCCTCCGCAGGAATCATCTTCTCCGATATCCTGCTCGTACTTTTTCTCCATATACGCCTTAAACTTTTCGTACTCCCATGCATAACAAAACAAAAATTGCTGCCTATACATTTTGTCGTAATAAGGCTTTGGTCTTTTCATTTTTTAGCCTTCGGCACTCTCGGAATCCTATGCATGATGTGTCTATCGACAACATGATTACCATTGACTGCAAGAAGCCTGCGGTCCGTTACTTTCATAGTATCGGGGCACATGAATTCTCTGATCTTATACTCTCTTCTATCGGTCGCTTTAATCGTATAAATTCTATATAAAAGCTGCTTCTCTTCTTCCATAAATCCCCCCAAAAAGCTTTCCTACCAAGGTGCTTGTCCCCAATACCACAACATCCCAAACACAAACGCTGTAAGTATAATCACTCCCCCTAATTCATTCCAAAACGTCTCCGTCTTGTTCATCTCCTGCCACATCATCTTCATCAACTTCTTCAGATTCATCCCCATAAAAATCCTCGTCCGTCTCTCTCATCATGCGTGTACCCCCGCATGAAGTACACCTCGTGATCGAGAAGACCGTAAAAGTTTCGCTGCAGTCCTCACAGTAATACCAAAGACAACTCATCGCAGTTGTTTCAAATCTTTTAATTTTCTGCGAACAATCGCATTAGCAACCTGTTGCACGGGCTTCTCCCAAATCATCGCAACAACTTTCACAGATGTCTCGCGCATAAGTGCCTCAACATCCTTCACCTGCAGATTATTATTCAAAACTGTAATCGCTCGCTTATAAGCTACACTCATCGTTAACTCTCCTTTATGCATAAATATGCACGCAGCCGTGCATAAAATGGCACGGGCTACTTAAAATGGATTTATTTGTTGTATAGGTAACACAAAACAGCAATCAAGCGCTTGTTTTAATGATTTGGCGTGTAAATTTTATACCTTTAATGGTATTCACGCATCTGGGCGTCATAATGCAAGTATATGATTTTCCCCAATTCTTCTTCATCCTTCATGCCCTCAATCGTCTCATCTCTTTGAGGAATACAGATGCAATCTTTTTTCGGTTTGTGCGTGAGTGTGTCTTCCTTTGGAATCAAATGCACTTCTGTTTCTGATTCAAAATATTCAAACTCTACTAATATCTCTTCGCCAATTTGTCGTTCTTTAAATTTGCCCATAGCTAATACTGACAGATTGCAGAAAAAAATACACCCTTGATTTTTCGCATCACATCCACGCATGCTAACAATTCACAAAAATTTCTTCGGGGGAATTTCTTCAATGATTCAAGCGCGGCATATTAAAACAGTTAAAGCTACAAATAACAAAATAAAAAAGATGGACCTGCCCTTAAATCCAGATTTAAAATCTGAATCCATTTTTAACTTGTTCAAATCTCTCCCCGCAGCGCTGAAAATTTATCCCGACATCACAAATTTTTATTTCACCCTCGGGCACGCCGATCCCACTGCAACGGGGGACGGGCGCACTTGGATCTCGCAAGATGTAATCAGTTTTGATATCGATCACTGCGAATATATTGACGACATCTTAAATGAAAAATATCTCCCCGCCCTAGAAGCCGCTCTGGGTCTTGCTCGCACAGACTTCTGTGTCGTTGCAACGGGGTACGGTTTGCAGTGCCTGATCCCACTTGCAATTCCCATTACTGATAAAAAATATTTCAAACAAAATAAATCTCGCTACAAATTAATCCTCGATAAAATTATTGAAACTCTGCAAGCACAAAATCTCCCCGGCGTCGGCGACGTGTCTGCATTTGAACCCAATCGGCTGCACCGCTTACCTTTCACTATAAACAGTAAACCGGGGCGCGGGGATCGAAAGAGTTATCTTGTAACTGCATACCCTGATAAACCGGCGGCGTGGTCACTTTTCACTGCAAGTGGAATTCCTGATGTGCAAGATGTTAGCGAAGTTCCAATCAAAGCCATCTCTCGCTTAGCTATCGACACCCCCCAAGTAGAATCGTGTGAGTTTCTAAAACACTCTCTCAAAAACCAAAACTCTCTCTCTGAGCCCGAGTGGTATGCGATGATAACCATCACATCCCGCCTCGATGCCACGGGAGAAAAAACCCACGAATACTCTAAAGATTATAAAAAATATTCCCCAGAGGAAGTTGAAAAGAAACGTTTGTATGCACTGGAAAACAGTGGGCCACGTACTTGCGAAAATATCAACTCTCTCTGGGGGAATTGCAAAAGCTGCTCGCATTGGGGCAAAGTGAAAAGCCCGATCTCGCTTAAGAGCGAGGGGTTCATTGCAACAAAAGGCACGGGGTTCTGGTTTCTCAATAAAGACGGCAAGCCCACCACTCCCGACTACGATGGATTATTAAAACATTATTTTAACGAACACCATTTTCTAAATGTGAAAGACTTCCACTACGTCTATGAAACCACCCACTACATTGAGGTCGATGACTATTTTCCGCAGATGTTTGTAGAAAGAGTCATGGACCCCGCACCTATGCACGTCCACCGCAGGGAATTTCTCAACAAAGTGAAACTGTACTCACGGCAACAAACCGCTGATGCCCTTCTCGCTTCTGCAGCAAAGAAAATTAATTTTAAAAACGGCGTCTACTGCTTAGACACAAACGAACTTCTCCCTCACTCCCCAGAATATTTCTTCACCCACACTCTAAGCTACGACTATGACCCACTTGCACTAGCACCCAAGTTCTCAAAATTCCTCGATGAAATCACCTTAAACCGCAAGGAATTAAAAAATATTTTATTAGAATTTATGGGTTATGCCATCAGTGGCATCGACTGTAGGAGTGCAAAGTTTCTAGTCTGCACGGGCACGGGGGCTAATGGTAAGTCCACACTCATGCAAATTCTGCAAGCCTTAGTGGGCGGCATCAGTAGCAAGACTTTCTCCAGCATCCCTTTCCGCAGGCTGGGTGAGGAATTCTCAAACATCAGGCTCTTTAACAAACTCTTCAATATTATGGACGAATCTGAAATCTATTTAGAGAAAGCCCAATTCGAAACTCTCAAGGATTTCTCTGCAGGGGGTCTTGTCACGGGGGCCAACAAATTTAAAGACGCCATCGAATTCACCAACACCGCCAAGTTCATCCTTCTCTGCAACGAAATCCCCAAAGGTGGCAACCCCAACAAAGGCCTCTACCGCCGCATGCTGATCGTCCCTTTTGGAGCCGAATTCGAAGGCAAGAGTGCAGACGCCTTCATCGTCGATAAAATCGTCTCCGACGAACTCCCCGGCATCATGAACATGCTGCTTGAAGCCTACTGGAATCTCAAAGCCCGCGACTTCCGCTTCGAAGAAACCCAAGACCTTATCGAAACCCTCGAAGACTACAAACAAGAACACGACTCCGTTGCCCGCTGGGCCACCTGCAACCTCATATTCGCCCCTGCAGCTGATGGAGACCTCCACCCAGCCCCGATATACCCCCTTCGAGAACTAAGAAACCACTACGAAAATTGGCTCGCAGGCGATGGGGAAAAACCCGTCGCCATCAACCAGTTCACTAAACGCTTAATCGCCCACTGCAAAAATAAAAAATACCCCATCAAATTCCACAAACTCCGCAGAATTAAAGGCGTCATGATGCCCGCAATTGAAGGCATCGCCCTTATGCAAGGAGATGATTAAATGTCTGCTTATGACGTAGGCAATAACCCAAGGCTGCAATGGGGGGTTGTAGAAGTGCCCGATGTCACGGGGCTCCCGGTGGCAAAACTCGAAAAGCTATTTAAAAGATGCGATTTCTTTTTCATGGACGGCAGCTGGACAAAAGACAAAACCCCACACGAAGTGGTGCTTGTGGAGAGGTATTGGACAGACCATGGGATGGTGTGTTATTTAAGCCAAAAAGTAGCGTTTTCTGCGGTGTGTAATTTAGCCCAAAAATACCAGGTAAAATGCGTCACTTTTGTGGGTTTTTTTGGTGATGGTTTTTGAGATATAGGTACGGGGGAATTTTGCAGAAATTTGAGAAAAATTGCTCAAGCTTTAAGCTGCTTAAAAAAGTTTCACATTTTGAGGCGTAAATTTTTTGTTCACTGCGTTAAAATGATGCGGGGCACGGGGAAAGATAAAGGTACGAACCTTTACTGTATAGGTGCCTGTTTTTTACGCTTTATCATTGCAAGGGGTTGAAATCAGGTTGAAAAAAACAAAAGCTATAGGTGATATAGGTATATATATATATAGAAAGATATAACAATAGAACTCATATTTTTGACATTTTGCCAGATTGCCAGAATTGCCATATTTCCCCCCGTATATGGCAGCCTTTGGAAAAGGTACCCTTTACCCTCTACACCTATATCACCCCCTGCAAAAACAGGCGTGAATGCCGCGCGACATGGAGAGGGTATTTTTGGGGTGCTTTTTTACTAAAAACCAGCCCCTTGTGGGTTGAGCATATTATACATTGCGTCGTAGGGATTTACGGGTTGTTGAGGTGCAGGTGAATATTGTTGGATGGTGGGGCGCATTGGAGCGGCTGGGGCTGAATGGTCCTGCAAAGGTCGGTTATATTGATTCGCTAGGGATTGCATGGCGTAGGCAAAGGACCCATCGTTTGCGCTTTGCTGGAAGCCACCTGGAGTCGCACAGGCGGTTAGAGAGAGGATGCTAGCAATCGTTGCCAATCGGATAAATCTTTTACAATACATCTTAAGTTCTCCTGTTTAGGTTCATTAGCGTAAAAAAGTTCTATTGCCTGCTTATCGTGCAATATCTGACAAAACTTGAGTGGCCCTACGAGATTTTCATACGGGGTGTCTTTGAGGCATTGGTACCAAATTTTGTAAGGCGTTGGTCGTAAAATGTCTTTGCGGCCTTCAGAGATTCTTAGATTCATGGTGGTCCTCCTGTTATTTCAAAATGAAACCCCATTTTGCGATAGGCGTCTACATTTTGTGCAGTGAGGGTTTTCTGTAGCAAAAGGCGGACCATTAAAAAGGCCAGCTCATTTTCTGGATAGTAGTATTCTTTGTTAGCATTTTTCTGCAGTCTGAATTTTGCGAAAAGAGAGGGTATCATTTTAGTCCTCCACCAAAACATAACTAATTAGTTGATTGGTCTCTTTATTTTTCTGAATAGCCGTTGCCAATTCAGCGTCTGTTAACCATACGTAGCCCCAAAATTCAGAGCCCCGATACATTTTGTATTGGCGACTCATGATTCACCTCGGGCTTTTTCAAGCGCCGCCGTTAACTCAGCGTGAGCATGATTTATATTATTAGTATTCAGGGGCAGAATCTCATTTAATAAGTCTATCGATTTTTCAATAGCTTTATATAAATCAGGCGCGGCGGCTATGAGAGCGGCGTTGGCTTCGTCGGAGGCCAATGTCGTAGGTTCATGGTCTACATTAATTGTAGCAATATGGGTGTTGTCACTCCATATAGCTGAATACCCTTTGATGCCCGATACAGTCCAAGGCCCCGGCGTGAATTTTGGTTTAGTCTCCCCTATGTTATAGGGGCAATTTGTATCGTCTGTATGTTGTTCACTCCCACAGTATGCGCATAATTTCGTTTGTGAATTACTCATATTAGGCTCCCTTCTTTTTTACGATCGTAAGTTTTTTATTTACGCTGTAACCAAGATCTTGAATTGATTTAATTAGGTCGCGTGTTTCTTTAATTTCGTCGGCTCTGTATTCTTCGTATAGGCATTTGCAATAGTTCTCAGGATTTTCAAGTTTATTTTTAATCACGTTCGTTTGACTACCGTTGAAAATATTTACAGACTTTGTTTTTATATCAATGACGTAAATCCACTCTAGATCCCCTTGGTTTCCAAGGTGTTCGCGTTTCAGTTTTGGAGCGTAGTATTGAGCCTCGTCTGATTCGTAGGTATCAATCACGGCACCCATTCCATAAACAGAAACCGCGCATCCAATCACGTTACCAACGAGATGCCCTTGACGTATCTCGGTTGTCTCCTTGCCCTCCCAACGAAGAGCATCGGCGGCGCATTCAGCTTGAGACTTTGCAATCGCGTCTCGAATGATCGGCAGGTTTCCGGTAGGATACCCGTCGGAGTGTTTATAGAGTCGAGTGATTCTATTACCATTGTAAGTGTCTTCGCCGATCACGACGATTAAGGATCTGGTGCTCATACTAGGCCCCCTTTTTATTTATAAATAATTCTGTTTTTAGTTTTGCTCCGGCTATTTCGTGAGACTTGACTAATTTTTTAAAGACTTGCTCGGCTTCGCTTTTGCGTGTCATCCAAAAGCTGCCCGTTACAACGTCGAGATCGATGCCGTGATCAGCGTAGTAATCAGCGTTGTCAAACTCTACGCAATAGGTAGTACGAGTATGCATATTCGCTCTACCGTTTTTAAAGTATCTCAATTCAACATATTTATTTAATTTCCAGTAACCGTATTGTTTTAGTGTTGTCATGCGTGCCTCCATGTTTAATAGACATTGCATTCAGCGTGCCGATTTCGGTTTCGAACTGAATTGAGTGAATTCAATGAGATAAAGAATTTCTCATTTTGAGAAAACGTCGAACTTATTTACAGCTGGTGTTTCATTGCTGGAAAGGGGCTGAATTTATTCAGCAACTGCAGGTGTTGAACTTCTAGGCAACTGTCATGTTAACAGACACTACAGGTAGTGTTTCAGATTTTAATGAGAACCATTATCAACTAAACGTTCAGACACTACCCGTAGTGGTTATCTATTAAGTAGTCTCAAAATTTTCGTGTGTGACGGGAAATCAAGCGAAAAGTGAAAACCTAGACCTTTTGTTGAGTAGTCACTGAATAGTCAAGTAACGCTAGGCGACTTACACTTATGGTTATAAGTTGAAGTATTAAGTATTTGATATCATTGGGCTTTCTGATCCCCGTACCAATATGAGAAGTTTCCTATAACATTCATTATGTTACACAGCGCGTCTTAAATGTGCCTAAAATATGAGAATGCTTGAAGGGGGGAGTGGGGGGTCGGATTTGGATCTAAATTTAGTGTAGGTTGCACCCCGTAAAAATTTTGCAATTGACCCAAAATCTCAAATGACGTCATTCTAGCTTAATATGGCAGCAAAAATACCTTTGAATCAGTTATCAGAAGATGGACGTTTTATAGACCCCCGTGCCGATGACAGCTCTGCAGAAGAGATCGTATTACACGAGGACGGAAATCCGTGGGCAGTTGCAAACATGCTGACCGGGGTGATGCGAGAGAAATTTAATGAAATTCCTGCGCAGTACTTTGGAATGCATGAGCGGCATTTAGAAGCGCTTGCAAGACCGAGTGAGCTTGACGAGCAGTTGCGACTCAGTTTTTGGGACGAGTATTTTGTGTGTATCGATGCGAAGAAAATGATTGATACGAAAAGAATTTTTGGAAGACTGTGTACGAAGGATTATTTTTATAAGACTGTAGTTTACGTCCCTGCGAAGTATGCTTACATGTTGCAACCGCCGTCGCAGTACACGTACAGGATGCGGGGGCTATTAAATCTCGGGCACAAAAGGTTGCGGCAGATTTTAGAGATGCCACTTAAGGATGGGAAGAATGTGCCGAACATCAAGCTCATCAGTGAGATTGTGAAGATTGTGACGATGCTTGAGAACCGGGTGCATGGATCAGTGGTGCAGAAGATCGATGTGAAGCAGCAGACGAAGTCGCTTAATGTGAATGTGAATCAGTCGCAAAATCAGACGATCATGGATAAGGATGCAAATGAGATTGAGAAGATTCAGCGGGAGATTGAGGCGATAGAGAAAGCACAAGCGGCGCTCCCTGCGGGGACATCAGCTGCAGATATCATAGACGTGGGTGTGAATGATGACATCAGAGAAGCTGTTACAGTTAAAACAAAAACAAAGTGAGCTTTTAGAGAAAAGGAAGTTCAATCTTGAATCCCGTGAGAAGCAGATAAAGTTTGAGTTGCCACACATATACGGGCATAAATTTTATCAGTGGCAGCGGGAGTTTTATGAATCGACGAATAAAATAAATGTCGTGTGCGCTGCGAACCAGATTGGAAAAAGTTCCACGGGCATTCGCCGTCTCATTGCAAATGCTACGGAACAAGAGCGACGCAAGCGCATGTTCCCAAATACTTATCTCACTTACAAGCAGCAGTGGTACTTCTACCCCGATAGTAAGACACTTGATCGCGAGTGGAATTCAAAGTGGGTGGAGTGGATGCCCCGTGGCGAGATGAAATCGCACCCCCAGTATGGCTGGGATTACGTGCCCGATAAAGATCGAAGGGTGCCGTATGCAATCAAATGGAATAGCGGGATCACTACATACTTTTTGTACTATTCTAAACATGTCAGTTCCATTCAAGCAAGTTCCCCGCATGAAGTTTTCTGCGATGAAGAGATGCCCGTGGATTTCTATGATGAGATTATGATGCGGATGGTGTCTACAGATGGTGTGTTTAACATGTTCTACACTCCGACATTGAATCAAATGTTTTGGAAGAGAGTGATGCAGAAGAAGCAGCTTAAGCAAGCGTTCACTAAAGAAGTGAGTATGTTTGAATGCGTGCTGTATGAGGACGGCAGTCCCTCGACGGTTTTTAATCGGGAGAAGATTAAGCAGATTGAAGCCAATTGCCAGAACGATGCCGAGAGGCAGAGAAGAGTTTACGGTAAGCACGTCTCTGAAGGGGGACGAGTTTACTATGGGTATGAAGATGAGAGAAATGTGTGCGAGCCCTTGTCGCTTGCGGGGCATACACTTTATGCAGCTTTAGATTATGGTTCGGGGGGCGAGAAGGGTCACCCCGCTGCAGTGGTTTTCATTGCGGTGGCACCGGACTTCCGTAGTGGGTATGTGTTTAAGTCGTGGCGCGGGGACAAGCAGCAGACGACGGCGGGGGATGTGGTGAACAAGTTTGTGCAGATGCGGGGGGCGATGAATATGGCCTCCGTCGTGTACGATCACTCGGCGAAGGATATGGAGATCATTGCTACCCGTGCCGGGATTTCTCTGGCTAAGGCGAACAAGCAGAAAGATTTAGGTGAGGAGATACTCAACACTCTACTTTTGTCTGGGGCTTTGAAGGTCATAGATTACAACGATGGGAGTTTGGATAATCTTGAGCAGTTGAAACTTTGCGATGAGTTCAACATGCTTATGATTGGTCAAGTGGAGGGGGATGATTTAACGGATGCGGCGAGGTACTGCGTGTGCGCGATCCCCTGGGACTTTGATTTTATTAATGAAAAGCTGCCGAGTCACAAAGCGAAAAAAGATTTGCCGAAATCAACTAGACCTTTGACCGATGAAGAATTTCAAGCGATGCAGATAAAGATGCGACGTGGGGAGTGGAAAGATGCAAACGAAACAGAAGAAGGATGGAACGAAATCTATGACGACATCGACGAATTTAACGGACTCGCAGGAAGTTAACTTTACACAAAAAGAAATTTGTGCAATCCTAAGAGAATGCCGAGGTCTAGCCAATGTGGAGATAAGAGTCGGCAATTTTGAATTAAAATACCATCCTCAGGGCCCCGGGGATGCCTCCTACCAAAGCCAGGTTGAGGGAATCGCTGCAAGTGGAAAGCGATCTTCGTCAGAACTTCCGCCCGAGTGGCGGCACCAAGCAAACTTAATGGATGAGCAGGCATTGCAGGAAGCGGAACAGGCCCAAGCGATAATTGAGAGCCCTTTTGACTTCGAGCAAGCGCAGATTGACCTGCATGTCGAGAGACAAAGGATGAACGGGGATGGAACTTAAGAAGAAGACAATTGAAGATCTCAATGGCTGTTACCAAAAATCCGACGAAGCCGACGCAGAACTCTTTGCAGAGATGCGCTCGAATTTACTTTTAGAAAGTGGCAATCACTATTCTAAAAAAATTGCGAACGGGTTGTTTAATCAGATAAGAAATTCTGCAAAGATTTCTGATTCCCAGAAACTTCGATTAGTAAAAAACCACATCCAAAAAGTAACGAAGACATATAAGAATTCTATTTTAGAAAAAATGCCGGGTGTGACGATTGTTGCTCACAATGAACTTGAACCCCAGGACAAAAAAGCTGCGGAATTAAATTTGGCTGTGTGGAAAGACATGCAGGACAGATATTCGCTTGGTGAACATAGACGCGAAGGTGTTTCCAATTACGTTACTCTAGGCGAGCGTTGCAGTTTTATCTATTATGATGAATCAACAGGTGGAGTGAAGGGGTACGAACAAGCAGTGGGTCCAGATGGAATGCCACTTTTTGACGAACAACATAACCCCGTGGCAGATGAAACCCGTCCCGTATTTAACGGGGGGTTAGTGTTTAAACAAATCCCTGCATATAATTTATTGCGCTGCCCTTCTGCGAAAAGCATGCGCGGATCCCCGTACCATATCATCAGAGAAATGGTGAGTGTAAAAGAGCTTGAGATTTCTTATGCAAACGATCCAGTAAAATTATCATATATCAAAGCATCAGGGGACGAGGACTTTGTAGTTTTTGATTCTAACAAGAAAAGCTACGGGGAGCAGGGTGAGGAGATATTAGTTAGGTATCATTTTTATCGCCCGTGCAAAGTGTACCCTAAAGGATATTTTTTCATTGCAGTTAAGGGTGGAATATTAGAGGAAGGCGAGTTGCCGTATGGGTTATATCCTATAGTATGGCAGGGGTTTGATATTTTTTCTGACAACCCCCGTGCAAGTTCGATTATTAAAGTTGCGCGTCCCTTCCAAGCAGAGATCAACCGTGCGAGTTCGCAGATGGCGACTCATCAGGTAACGGTTGGTGATGACAAGATCATTTATCAAGGTGGGACAAAACTAGCTCCGGGGGCGTTGCTTCCTGGTGTGCGGGGGATAACATACCAAGGGGTAGCGCCCCAAATTTTACCGGGGCGTGATGGAAGTCAGTTCCTGCCGTATATTCAGTCGCAGATTACAGAATTGTATGATGCGTGTATGTTGGGAGAGGTTACTCAGGATGCGGCGAAGGGGCAGATGGATGCCTATACACTTTTATTTACTTCTGCGAGTCAGCAGAAGGCGTTTAAGGACTATGTTGAGAAGACAGAGGAGTTTGAGAAGGAGCTTTGTCTGTTAGCTTTAGATTTTGCGAAGAAATATTATCCAGAAGACATGGTGATAAAAGTAGTTGGCAAGTCGGAGGCGATAAACATTGCGGAGTTTAAGAATACGTTACCTAATTCTTTTGTTATTAAGACGGAACCGCAGAATGAAACGATTGATTCCCGTCTCGGGAAGCAGTTGGCGCTTAATCACTTGATTCAGTATGCGGGGAGTATGATTACTCCAAAGCAAATTGGTTTAGTTGTGAAGGAGATGCCGTTTCTTAATAACAAATCTTTGTTTAAGTATTTAACTTCTGATTACGACAATATTGAAAATGATTTCTTAGCAATTGAGCGAGGAGAAGTGCCAGATGTATCTCCGTATGCGGAGAACAAACTTTATGTGGAAGCATATACCCACAGAATAAAGCAAGCCGACTTCAGATTATTACCCCCTGGAATCCAGAATGTTTATATGCAACAATTAGCATTGCATGAGGGGGAACTTGCTCGCAAGGCCAAGGCTGAGCAGGCCGCTAAGGACGGATTTATTCCCACGGATGGGGCCCTCATCACTTGTTCTATGCAAGTTGATGACCCAGCACATCCTGGTTCTACTAAGCAAGTGCGCCTACCATACACATCTATTATGTACCTGATTGACAAGCTAAATGCTCAGGGGCAACCTTTAGACACACTTGAGCAGATGAATGGTGGAGCACGAGCAGAAGTCGTGCAGCAGATGCAAGGACAGCAGGGGGCACCAGGACAAATGATGCCAACTCAAGATGCGAAAGCTCAGCCACAATTTTCTCAAGGTAACCCGCAGCCCGCAATGATGTAGGGCTGCAAACCAAGGAGAGAGTATGGAAGTGCAAGCAAGCGCTGACAACAGTTCGTTAGCAGCGACAGAGACAACAGCCCCAGTAGAAACGCAAGCAAGCAGTCAGACAGAAGTGAGTTCACAGGAAAATCCCGGTGCAGAATCCCCTGCAACAAGTACCGCAGCCCCTGCGGAGTATAAGCCCACATATAAATTTAAAGTTAAAGATCAAGAGAAAGAGTTCGACGAGTGGATCCGTCCAGTAATTAAGGATGCGGAGACCGAGAAGAAAGTAAAAGATATTTACGAAAAGGCCTTTGGTCTAGACGAAGTTAAGGGGTCTCGGGATAATTACAAATCAAAGTATGAGGAAGCGAGCACTAAATTCTCTAATGTTGAGAAGAGCTTAACTCAGCTATCTAAGTATGTTCAGAAAAAGGATTATAATTCTTTTTTTGAAACCCTGCAAATTCCAAAAGAAGACATTGCAAAATGGATTTATGATGAGTTAAAATATAACGAGTTGCCACCAGAACAACGGCAGGCGATTGACGCTCAAAAAAATCTTGCACGCACGCAAGAAGAGTTTGAGTTTCAACAGCAGCAGTACCAAAGTCAGGTACGCGAGTTTGGGCAACGACAATTGCAGTTTGAGCTTTCTAAGCCAGAAGTTTCTCAGATTGCGAGCCAGTTCGATCAGCGCATGGGGAGACCAGGTGCATTTGAGCAGGAAGTAATAAATCGCGGTGCTTATTATGAAAATGTTCATGGTAAAACACTGCCCGCGCATGAGCTTGTGAAAGAGTTAATTGCGTTTGTTAATATAGGCGGCCAGCCAGCCCAGCCCCCCGTGCCACAGGCACAACCCACTCCAAGCCAGAGTGTAGAGCAAATAGAACAAAAACCAGCGATAAAAGTTTTTAGCTCGGGTGGAAACACAAGCCCGGTCAAAAAACAGGTCAGTTCGATAGCAGATTTGAAGCGTATTCGTAATGAAATGGCTTAATTGCAGGCTGATTTAACTTAAACAAACTTGGGGACTAAAAATGAGTACAACTAGAACTTTTCAGTCGATGCTTAATGAGTATCTACCGAATAAACTATTAAAAGAAGAAATGATTAAACGTGATTACATCTTGTCTGAAGTAGACAAAGATGACAAATGGAAAGGTGGCAAGCTCATCGTTCCATTCAAAGCTGCAGGCGCTTCATCTGTAAAGATGGGTGGTTTGACTGCTGCTAGTGACATCGGTGAAGACCAATATGTTCGTGGTTCTATCGATGATTACAAAGAGTGTTGGGGTTCAATGATCTTCAATCATCGTGATTTGATGGATCATTCTGGACGAATCGTTGAGGATTCTTTCCTTAAGATTTTGCCTGATACTATCGAAGATTTCATGCAGTACATGAAGATGACTGTTTCCATTCAACTTGGAACTGGCCCATCTTTCGCAGCTGTTACTGATGCTACAAGCGCAGCTTCTGGTATCATGATCGTTGATAGAGTTGAGCGTTTTGTTCTTGGTCAAAAAGTTGGCTTGAAAGATGGTAACACTGCTACAGCTTATTACTATGTAACTGCAATCAACGTAAACACTAACGCTGTAACATTGTCTGCTACTCGTGGCGGCGCTGCTGCTGACGTTTCTGCTTACTCTGTTGCTCAAGCAGCTAAGTTCTACACTGATGGCGCTGATGTGACTTTCTTCACTTCTATTCGTGATGTATTGTTGTCTGCAGCTAACGGTGGTGGAGCTACTATTCATGGACAATCTAAAGTTGCTTATCCGTTTCTTCAAGCTGTTAACGTAAGTGGTGCTTCTATCACTGCTACAAACATCTTGGATAAATTGTTTGATGCATATACTGAAGTTCGTAAAAAAGCTAAAGGTAACGCTGATCGTTTCCTTATGAGCTACAAGAATTTCGGTTCTGTACTTAAAGCAATCGAAAACAAAACTAACGGCGCTGCTAACTGGCAGGTTTCTGTTGGTGCGAAAAAAGCTTCTGTTTACGGATGGGATGAAATCGAAATCACTTCTGTAAAAGGTAAACTTACAATCGTTGGAATTCAAGAGTGGGATGACGACGTCATTGCAATGCTTGATATGAAATCAATGGTATTCCGTTCAAATGGTTTCTTTAAGAAAAGAAAGTCTCCAGAAGGACAAGAATACTTTGAAGTTCGTAATACTACTGGCTTCCAGTACATTATCGACGTTTGTTTGTTTGGTGAGTTGGAAATCAACAAGCCAGGCCACAACGGTATCATCTACGGAATCAGCTACTAATTTTAGTAGATGAACCTATCAAGCCCCCAGCAATGGGGGTTTGCTTGCTTTTCAAGGAGGCCTTATGGCTAAAAAAGTAATGGACAATGAGGATAATGGTACTGAGACGCAACAGCATGAGGATTCTGAAACTCCTCAAGTTGAATCTGCAGAAGATGCGGGTCTTGAAGAAGACGATATGAAAGTCTTAACTCAGATTACTTCCCTACAAGATTTGCTAGATATATCTCGTGGAAAAGCAATTCTAAAATTAAAGGATATTTAAGATGGCAGACGATAGCAGAGTTACCACAAAGACTGAGCTATTAAAATCTCACGGCAGCGAACAGGTAAAGCAGCATGTTGTTGTCGATTCTGCTGGTAGAGTTGTTTTTGTTTTTACTGCTTATGTTGATGCAACAAACGGATCTCCTTGCGAATGCACGGAATATATTTATTCTGGGCCCACTTCTACTGTTATTGTCGGAAGACAAGAGCGTGTTTACAGTTGGAAATCAGCATGGGACGCTAATTTTACATTTAATCCTGCAGCAAACTACGACCCGGATGGCGACGGAGTGCTATGAGCATTTTTGAAAAACAAAGGTTTGAGATTTGGAACCAGAGTCAGCACCCGTATAAGCATACACTTGCAGATTTTGGCTATGCAAACCCCGCTCTTCCTAACGTTACAAACGTTGAGAGTGCAATAAATTGGATTCTTGCGGTTTTGTACCCGAATACAAAACCAGCAGTTGCCACAGTTGCGGCATTACCTTCTTCTGGTAACACTTTAAATGATTATCGTGTTGTTTTAGATGACGGAGATGGAAAAGCTGCGGCTTATAGATGGGAACAGCGCGAAGGAGAAGTCTCTGCGAGCTGGCATAAAATTTACGATATGGATTGGGGCCAAGATTCAATTCTTGCAGCTTTTATCAATAATACCCAAGACATTTACGTGTGGAGAGATGGTAGAGATCAACTAGATGTCTCTGGTAGTGTAATAACCGGAATTTACGGTGGCCAAACTATATATGGTGGAGCCACTGCAAATAAAAACCTTACATTAAAAGCAAATTCTGGTGACGGAGTTGGTGCGAGCACGGGTTTTGTTCAAATAGATGATAATGCCCGCCCCGCACAAGACGATACATGGGCTCTTGGAACAGTCTCATTTAGATTTACTGATTTATTCTTATCTAATTCTGCACATATTGATACTTTAGATATTTCTACGGGAAGTATTACAGACTCAACAGGTGCA